CTCTACCCCCAGTGCCTCTGGTAGAGGAGGAACTGGAGTACACTGCCGATCTCAGCCGAGCTGCTAGACTTGTGTCTGACCTCAAGGCACATCCCAGCGTCCTCGAGGCCTTTCAGAACCCGGCCGTGCTTCAGTCCCTGGACAACATCTTGGATTTGTTCAAGCTTGAGGGCCGTTCCCGCACCGTCAAGGTTCGAGCTTACTTTGGCGTCTGGGGCTGTGGTAAGACCACTGCCACCAAGGCTTATCTTCAGGGCCTTGACCCGGACGTCCGCCGCCAAGCTCGAGTCATTTCCCACACTGAGTCACTTCGAGCTCAGGCCAAGTCAGGGTTAGATTTCCCGGAGCTCCGCGGTTTCAACTTCCCTACCCTGGCCTCAGCCATCACTGAACCCTGTTCCGGGCCAGTCATCTTTGACGACGCAGGAAAGTTCTGGGGCGGGATGCTCGACTTGCTAATTCTGACCAACCCCATGCTCACAGAAGTGGTGGTCAACGGTGACCCTGCCCAAGGCATGGCCAAGTTTCCCGTTGCCGGCACTCAAAGTGAGTATGACCTCTCACCTATCGCCTGTCTCGCCCCTCTGGTCACTCGCTACGCCACCATCACTCATCGCGGCTTTAAGATTCTCGCCGACACGTTTGGCGTTCACACCACCAATCCCCTCCCTGGCCACATCACTCACACTAACGAGCCTATGGCCGGCATTCCCGTGTGTACTGCATCCCCGCGTTACGCTGGCGTCCTGGCCGCCGGCGGTCGTCAGGCTTACACCTATTCTTCCGTCCAAGGCGAGGATTTCAAAGAGGACATGGAAGTCGACATGACCGGCTTGGAGGGATCCGTCATGGACCGCTCTGCGTACGTCGCCTTGACTAGGTCCAGTACTGGAGTTTACGTTCATATGGACGCAATGGACCCGGACTCTCGCACGCGCTCTTCTCCTACTGGAAGCGTGCTCATGAACGCCCTCATCTGTGCTGTGAGGTCCGGAGGATCTGCTAGCCTCACCACTCCGTCGTCACTAGTCAAATCAGCCTTCTACCGACATTTGGAGTGGAGCATGCCTTCCCTTCCCTGGTTTTCTCGCATCGGCGCCGATGTCGCCGCCGCCGAGTACCAGTCAGTTTTCCCTGCGGTCGATTTCCATTCTCTCCAGGACCATGCTCCCGATGCTGGCCAAGTCGACGATCATGTCGTATCTGCCGGACCCCCGGTTGAGGAGATCTGTCGCGAAGTCCACTTTCACGCCAAGGAGCATCGTGAGCTTCCTGGCGCCACTGGAGCCACCGACCAGTTCAAGGAGACCGCCTTCGTCAATCCTCACGTCCATAAGCGGGCTGACACTACCACGTATTTGCTCTCTGTTGCCAAACGTTTGACTCCTCAGTCCGCAAAAGCCAACGCCGAGCGTATGCTTCGTTGTCCCCGGAAGGACTTGTGTGATGAGTATGACCGGCTTGTTCCGCAACCTCCCATGTGGACCGCTTCCAAGTTTGAGCAATATTGTGAGCGCGCTGTCAATGAGTACGCTTCCAAGCGGAGCTACTCCGCAGTGATGTCCAAGCTCAAGGCCCATGATCCTTCCCGTACTGCTAGCGACATCATCATCAGTCTCAAGAACCAGATTATTAAGAAGGATGAAAAGCGCAACAAGGTGGAAGCAATTCCCGGCCAGCTCATTCATGAGTATGACATCATGCACACCTTGGCCGACGCCCCATTCGCCTTGTTTCTGGAGGACGAAATCATTTCAGCCTTCCCTGACAACTTTTTGTTTTACAGGCGAATGAACCCTGATCAATTCATCGCTGAGTACCAAAAGCGGTGGCGGGTCAACAACGGCGTTCACACCTCCGACGTCACCCGTTGGGATGTCGGGTGCGATGGTGGCGTTCTGAATTTCGATGTCCACGTCATGCGTAGGTCTGGTTTTCCCGAGGACTATGTTCAAGCCTATATTGAGCGCCGTCTTAGTTCCAAGAGTCGTCATGGCAACATGGCCACCATGCAGAATTCTGGCGACCGTTACACTTGGCCTTTGAACAGTGTACGACGTGCCGTAGTGGCCTCTTTGATCAATCACGTCACTCCAGCCGACACCGTTGCCATCAATGGTGACGACGAGGCCATTGACCGGTACTGCGATTCCGATTACTTTCCCGACTCCCCTTGGGAGTTCAAGAATCTGAACGGTCCGCGCGGCGAGTTCAGCGGCTTTGAACTCGGTGGTGCCATTCCCGAGTACTCGGCGCGCGGCATTCACTACCGCACTATGATTCTTGAAAGTCGCGATCCGTCCGCACAGAACAAGTGGCTCAATTATCTCGGCCTACTCCAGCATGCCAAGCATGACACTCCTGAGGCCATGGATGTTGCCCGTTCAGCCAGCATTCACATGGCCCCTGAACTGTTCAAAACTTCCTTGCCTGTCGCTTTGCGCGGCATGTTCCCCACTTTCTTCGGCGGTCTGTCTTCTTAGCTTTGCTTGTCTTTT